TATCAATATCATAAGGTTGTTCTGAATATTGTAGAGGCTTTGTGGCTTTAGAAAAGGGTCGTAATATAGGAGATACATCACAAAATGCCTCATATATATACAACCCTTGTTCCCATATCGTCCATTTAGTTTCTATAGCTTTTCTTTTTTGCTTTATATTAAAAGCTTCTTGATAAGCTCTTGTCATTGAAACATCTCCAAACCAGAATTGTTCATAAGTCATTCCTATTGAAATATAGTATGGACATAATTTTTCAAATTGCCTATAAAGGAAGACACGCTCTACTTGTTTATCTTGATTTAAGATTAAACTGTCTTCCATTGTATGTTTTTTCCGTTGCTATCCTCATTGTCATCAAATAAAGTATTATATGTTTCGCTAATCATATCTAAAAGTTCGTTAGCCAATTCATTTTTATTTCCTAATGCTTCATATATTTCTTTTACTTTTGCTGCTTTTATAGTTCTATGGTTTTTCAAAAAAGCACCTTCAAAAGCTAAGTCAACAGAAGTCATTGGTTGAGACATAAATTTGTTTAAATCGAATCCTTGTCTTTCCATAACTTTTATTGCATCTCTACTATATTCAAGACAATATTTAGTACCTTCATATTCAAATTCTATTTTTTTACTCATAATAATTCTTCCTCCTTATTTTTTACTATTCTGATTTAGCTGCCCAAATTGGTGCTGCTGTTGGTGTAATTGAGTTTTCAACTTCTGCAACAGAGTTTACAGCCATTTCAGGTAATCCCATAGCAGATGGTTCACCTTTAAAGAATAAACTTTCTGTTAATCCTGGAACTACAACTTCAAACCAAGTTTCTTTACTAGCAGCTGCTCCAGCTTGATATGCTGTCATTAATCCATCCCAAAGGTCTTTTAAGTCTTGTGATAGATTAAATGTAAAGCTTAAAGCTCCACCTAAATCTTTTAGTCCTGGAATATATGTTTTATATTCTGTTTCATTTAATGTTGTTGTTTCAAGGTTATCTGGTGCAGATGTTAAAGCTGGTATAGATTTAACTCCAACTAAATCTGTATATCCTGTTGTTGGTCTTGTTCCTGCTACTGTTTCTACAGCGTATTTTAAATGTACTCCTATTGTACTTAAATAAATTGCCATTTTTTCTTCCTCCTTTTTTTAATTTACATATATTAAATTTGTTTCTTTATCATAAACACACGAATATCTTTGTGTGTATGTCATTACAGTTTTATCTAAAATATATGGCTGTATGACAGGACTTCCTAATCTTTGCATTTTATAATTTTTAGATAAAAAATCATCCGTTATACTTGCCATAAATTTTACACTATCAACATAATCAAACTCTTCTGTATCTCTGCTATATTGAACTATTTGATAAGTTAATGCTGTTGTTCTTTCTCCTGCTGAGGTACTTCTATCTATTTCTTCACTATTGTCTATTTCTTGAATTGTAGTTTTTGGATATGTACCTTTAGGTAACGGTTTATATATTTCTTTAACTATATTTTTATTGTAAGAATCTTCTCTATTACTAAATTCTTCTTGCAACTGACTTACTAATTGTTCTGTTAAGCTAATCATTTTAAAGTTTCCTCCATTATTTGTTTAACAATTTCTGGGGCTTTCTTTATTGTGGCTTTTAATGATTCATAACCCTCTTTTTGAGCAGGAATACCTTGTGTATAATGAATAGTTCCACCTTCATCTTTATATGTCCAATATAAATCGCCTTCTTTTATTCCCTCAACATTTTTACCTGCTCTTCTTATTGTTGGACCACTATTATATGGATTTAATCCAAATTCGTTCTTTATTGGATGAGGATTTTGCTCACCTATAGTACCAGTTCCAAATTCATCATATAATGCTTGTGGTCCTGACATTGAAACTGTTTTTTCAGTTTCAGTTCCTGTTATAGAAAAATCCATAGGAGTTGTATCTTCATATTTAGATTGAGCTTCTGCATATATTTGTTGCATTTGTTCTAATCCATAATCAGCTAAATCTTTAACAATTTTTTTAGATGCTTTATCCATTTTTTCAGCCCAATTATCCATTTGCCTTGCTAAATTTTCTAGTTCTTTAACACTAAGTCCTGTGGTTATATTTTTATTCATTAACATCACCTATCATTCTTTGTAAATAAAATCTTGATTCATTTAAAAAAGTCATAGGTTCTCCATCTACATAAAAATCAGCATCAATACAAAATTTATCGTATTGTTTTGGTGGATTTATATAAACATAGCATCTGTCAAAATTATGTACCTTTTTTGCCTTTTCAGGACTCGTATAAACAACTAAACGATTAATAAATTCATTTCCAGAAGCTATAATTTCTCCTGTAGTTGACAAGGGTTGATAATTCATTTCATAAGGAATAGGATTTGAAAATATAATTCTATCTGGATTATTTTCATCTATTTTTTTATTACATAGATAAAATCTTCTTTTATTTCTATTTAATCTTCGCATTATTTACCAACTCCCTTTGCAAGTGGTATTATTTTCCTTGTAAGAGATAATGGATAATCAGAAGCATTATCATATCCTCGACCTACTCCACCTTCACTATGAGAATTTTCTCCTTCTGCTCCTTTTTTAGCTAATGCACTTACTGCTAATTTTACTATTATTCCTTCATATATAGGTTCATAGAGTTCATCATTTTTAGGACTAAAATGTCTATCATTATAATATTCTAATAATGCAAATAGAGTTTCATCTTCTATTTCATCTGCATCTATTGAAACTTCTTCTTTTTCAAATTTCTTAGTTACTTTAGTTACTAATTCTTGAAATTGGTCTTTTTCTTTTATATCTTCTCCCATTTTAATCCCTCCTTTTATTAATCTCTTTTACTATTTTTATGAAGAACTTCATAGGCTTTTTCAAGAGCGATTGAGGTTAAAACCTTATCTAAATCATCTCTTACTATTATGTTTTTTGTTGGTTTTACATCATAACTACCATTTAGTTCTTTTTTTATATCAACCTCAACAATTTTATTTGTAACAGGTCTTACAAAAATTTTACCATTATATAAATATAGCATATCTTGTTTCACCCCTTATTTTCTTTTTCTGCCTGCATTTTTATTAATATGATATTTTTCAGTTAATTCTTCTTCAAAATCAACAGTTTTTTCTTCTTCTTTAATTTCTTCCTTATTTTCAAAAGAGGCTACTTTTTCGGTAGCCTCCTTTTCTTCGGAAGCTATTTGATAACCAAGTATTTTATATTGTTCTTCAAAAGTTCCTTTTGTACAAACAATTTTATCATTTCCTCTTACTATTGTTATCATGTTTGCTCCTCCTTCTTCCTATGCTACAGTATCTATTATAAATACTCCATCAGCTTGTTCAAATGATGGTAACATTACCATAGATACTTTTGTTTCAACATTTACAGGGTCTATTTGTTTAGATGTTGTTACAGCTACAGAATTATTTACTAGAGAAACTTCTGCTGATGTTGCTCCTGACATTAAATCACTTTCTTCTGGAGTTGTACCATAGTGTGTTTCACCTAAAGGTCCATCTGGCATTAATACAAATGTATCATCTGCAAAATATCCAGTAAATACTCCATTTTCATTTACATATCCGTTGTCGTTTACGTAAATTACAATACCTGTTCTTTCTTCAATATATTTTCTTACATCATCAACTGTAAGTGATATATTTCCGTTAGCAAGTACATATAAAGTATTTTTAATGTTTGTATTATTTAATAAAGCATTTAAGCAGTTAGAGTTACACATAGCTCTTGTTAATTTGTATCCGTTTCTTCTTGCTACTGTTTGTGCATCAGTAATATCTTTTACTGGGTCTGCATTTGCAGCAGTCCATGCTGTACCAGCATTTCTTTTATTTGCTGCTGGCATACCATAATCATAAGTATATGATTGTCCATTGCTTCCTAATACTATAGTTCCTGTAGTAAGTAATTGCATTCTTACTCTTTCAACTGTTTCATAAGCAGCTTTTATTAATTTAACTTCATCATCAAATATTCTTGCGATTACTGTTCTTATTAATGCTTTATTATTTGTTTGTAGCATTGTATTTAATTGTTGTCTCATTTTTTCATCAACAACCATTGATTCTTTAAAGAAAGGCATTTCTGTCTTAACTTTTTCAATACCTTGTCTATCTCTTCTGATAGATTTTGAATCATAAGCACTTAATCTTAAACCAACAACTTGGTTATTAGCTCCTTTAATCCAATCTAATTCTACACCAATTTCTTTTTTAAATGGGAATAGTTGATCTCCAACTCTTACATCATTTAAGTCTTTTTCTAACCAATAAGCTACTAAATTTGAGCTTGTTACTAAATCAAAAAAGTTCATTATATAGCACTCCCTTCTACAAATATTATTCTAGGTAAGTTTGCTTTTGCACTTGCAACTGCTGTTTTAACACTAGCATCCAATTTTAACAAGTCAACGCAACCAGCTAAAACGATTGTACCGTTTTCATCTCCTGCTGTTACATCAACATCATGTAATAAGATACATGTTGGGTTTCCTGATTCTGCTGAAACAGTAAATCCTGTATCTCTTTTTTCAATATCTCCATAAAGTGGAGTTCCTGCCTTTACAACTTTTCTTCCGTCTGTTCCAGCTGTTACACCTGTTGCTTTGATTATTGCTGGTAATGTTACCATATAACTATCATTAGCAATTAAGATGTGTTTTTCTGGAGCACCATAAGTTTCTTTAACTATTTTGTTTGCCATTTTCTTTTACTTCCTTTCAAAAAAATTTTTTACTTCTGACTGTTGAGTTTTTGTACTCTGTGCCAATTCTTTTCCAAAAGAGCCTTTTTCATCTCCGTTGTTTTCTCCACCTTGTCCTTCTTTAAAAGAACCCATTTTTCCAAGTTTATTTTTTATGGCTTCTGATTTCCCAGCTTCATAAGCATTTGATACTATTTTAGAAATGTATTTACTTATTTTTTCTGTTCTATCATTGTCCTCAAAAGATATTCCAGATAGAAATTCATCATATTCTTTATCTTCATCTTTTATTCCAGCTTTTATTTTAGCATCTGCCAAAGCTCCTATTGCTGTTCTTTTGCTTAAAGACATATTACTTTCTTTTAATTGTTTTTGTAATGATTCAATTAATTTTTGAGTATCTGCATCAGCTTTTTTCTTTTTATCATCATCAGTCATTTTAGCTTCTAACTGTGATTGTAATTCAGCAATTTTATCATTTAATTGCTTTTGCTCTGCCTTAGCTTTTCCACTATTTGTGTACTCGCCTGTAGCTAGAACTTGTTTTTTAAAGAATGCTTGAACATCTTCTTTTGTCATACCTTCTTTGTACTCTGAACCCATAAGTTCTTTTAAAAAGTCCATATTTTTTCCTTTCTTTCAGTAGAGTTTTATTGCACTTCTCTGTGCCATACCTATCTACAAATATAGCCATTGTAGAACTGGCAATTTATATTATTCTTCTTCTACGACTTTTGTTTCATCCTCAGGAACTTTTGTCTGTTGTCCCTTGTTAGATGTTTTTTGATTCGTAGCAGAAGTAATATTGCTTTGATTTTGTTCTTTAAACTTTTTGCCTCTTTCAACTACTCCTGTTATGTCTGTTGTCATATCTGCCATTGATAAAGCATCTTCTGGAGCTATATTTCCAGTCGACATTAATGTACTAAAGCTTTGTGCCTTTGTTTGAATATTATCGTTTTTATTTCTAGGTAGTTTAATATCTATATCTTCAAGCTTGAAGTTTTTAGACACTATGTTCAACAAATGCAAAATTTCAATTGCTACTGCTAATTGTTTTTTCTTTGCTATTTTGAAATATGCCTCTTTTATTCTTGCTACTATTTCTATATCCGCCCATCCATCACGAAGTTTTACGGCATCTCCTGTATCTCCTCCGCCACCTGAACGAGTTTTTCTATCTGGAATACCAACTACTGTCTTATATGCTTCTTCAAAATATTCTCGTAAATTTTGTATTCCTAA